TTACAAATTAGATAACGCTTTGACTGCTAAAGCGGATTGCTGTTTATTGGCAACATCTAAAAGGTGTGAGTAGACTCTGAGAGTTATTGTAACATCAGCATGACCCAAGCGGTGTGAAATATAATTGATGTCGACCCCCTGTGATAGCAAATAAGACACATGCGTATGTCTCAATCCGTGAAAAGTAATCACTGGGCTAATTCCTAGGGATGGTAACAGCCTACGTAGATCAGCATTGATTGTGCCATCACGTAAAACTGAGTGTCGATAGCTCATGAAAACAAGCTGATCGGGATCTCTAAAACCGTGCCGCATAAAATATTCATTTTGCTGCCTGTGTAGCTGTCTAAGCAATTGTAATAGGTCATCGGTAACTTCTATCGTTCTGACGCTAGAGAGCGTCTTAGTGGCCTTAAATCCGCCTCCTGAGAGCCAGTCCCAAGTCTTGGTTATGCTAATCGTCTTGTTTTCAAAATCGATATCCGGCCATGTCAGCCCAATCACCTCTGCAAAACGAGCTCCCGTATCGACTCCGGCAGCAATGACATAATTATACATGTGAGTCATATCAGCATGCGAGTAACAATACTTTTTAAGCTTTTTGTAGTCAGACACCTGTAAATATTTTAAGGCCGTGTCTTTCCCTTTGCTACCCGGTATGCTTATATTATTTGCAAAGTTACGACTAATTAGAAGATCATCCATTGCACTGGCCGCCATTGCCTTGACATATTGGTGAAGATTGCGAACGGTTCCGCGCGCACGTTTCTTGGGGACATGATTTTTAGGCTTGTGCCGAGGCACGACAGTACCCGCTGCATAAGCGTTGAGAAATGTTTGATAATCGCTGCGTGTAATGTCTTTAATTCTGGTATTAGGTCCAAAATATGACAGTAGTGCTTTACGAATACCGGGGTAGTGTGACTCCGTAGCATTCGAATGTTTGCCAAGTTTAAAAGCACTGAGCCACTGGTCCCAGTATTCAATTAGCGTAATATTGGCGTGGTCAATTTTGGCACCGTATGAGGCGTCAATTTCGACCTTGGAGGCTGCTAATTTTGCAGCAGATTTGCTTCTAAATCCGCCCTGGCTTGTTGTATGGTATTCGCCGTTAATATCTTTGTAGCTGACACGATATTGCCACGAACCTCCACGTTTACTAATACTGGCCATCATTTACACCTCCTTGTGCTACAATACAGACGGGTGCTATTGCACCCATCACACAGTCATGGATCCATAAGGCGCTTACCCATTCGGTGGGGTAGGCGCTTTTTATTTTGTATCCAGCCCCACTCTCCGGCTTGCACGGGGACGCCGCTTGCATGGGGAAAGGGACTAATTGACTTGTGCAGAAAAAACAAACGGGGTTTCCTGATTATCCATTTTGAATTCAATTTGCACTTTGTCTCCAGCTTTTATAGGCTGAGAAAAGTTTGCCCAAAAAGTAGTATTAGATGAACGCCCAATTGAAACACTGTCTTGTCCCTCTTGCTGATTGACAATCGTGGCTGCTACGTTGTCAGGACCGTAAACTGTGAAATACTGTAGGCTGGGTAGAAAGCCCTCATCGTCAGCATAATTAATGTAATTGAATGTGAATTGCACAGATTTCTCATTAGAGATTGAAAGAGACTGCACATCACTGTTAACTAGGGATTGTCCATGATCATCGAAAGTCTTTGTCGCAGAAGTTAGCTTCAAGCCAAAATACTTTTTATCATTCAGCGCCGCGATTGCTTCCTCGTTAAGCCCAAATGTTTTTGTTTCTTGTTCCGCGCTTGAAGAGTCTTCAGATTCGTTACTATTAGATTTTTCTTCTTTTAGTTGCGACTTTAGTGATGCGACATCTTTTTTAAGAGATGAAATTTTTGAGCCATCTTTTGATGAAGACTGGCTCGTGGTACTACTACATGATGCGAGCAGCAAAGCAGACATCAGTGAAAACCCAACTAACAGAGACTTTTTCATAGTGAATTCCTCCAAAGCAGCTTTTTACGTCAATCAGATTTTGGACGTATTATTTTTATAAAACTACCGTGTACACGACGACTTTGCCAATGATCTTGATGTTCTCTTCTTCAAGGTCTTCATAGGTATACATGATAGGACTAAATCTTTTGTCGGTGGAATCTGGAATAAAGGTCACAATCTGTTTTTGACGATCATTATAGAAATATTTGACAGCGTAGTCACCATCATCTGCGAACACAACGATGTCCCCGTCCTTTAGGTCTTGAATATCGCTGTATTGTTTGACTGCTATTAAAGAACCGTCTGGAATTGTTTGGTTCATTGATTCGCCATTAACATGCATCATCAATATGCTGCTGTCTCCGGCATACCTTCCCATAACGCTATCTGGTAGTTGAATCGTTTCAACATCATCTGAAGTTAGCGGATCGACATTGCACAAGATTCCAGCCGATATCTCAGCGGGAATGTATGGATAAGAGTGAACATTTAGTTTTTTGACTTTAAAAGGATCTACAGGAGAAACTCCTATTAGGCTTTCCGGAGTTGTATGAAGAGCACTTGCAAATTTATCAACATAATTTAATGGAAACTCACGTGTTCCATTGAAATAGCGAGACACAGACGATTTTGCCATATCAACACGGCGCGCTAGTTCACTGATTGAAATCCCTTCACGGTTGCGAAGATCATTCAAAGTCTTGATTATTTCATCATTTGTTTTCATGTATCTCACCTCAAGAATGATTTTAACACCGTTCCCGATTGTGCACAATAGGGGCACCAAAAAACGATATCTGAATATTTTTTTGGATTAATCGTTGACACATGGGAACGATGATGATATTCTTTGAATGTTCCCAAAAGGAAACGAAAGGAGGAAATCAAATGACACTAAATTTAAAGCGTCTTCGTGCTGAACGTATCGCAAAAGGAATGAATCAAGACGAAATGGCAAAAGCTATGGGATGGCATACCCGCTCTTCGTATGCTAAGCGTGAGAATGGTATTACAACAATCAGCGCTACCGAATTAGTAAAAATGGCCAGCATTTTGGGGTATGGCACCAATCAACTTGATCTTTTTTTTACAAATAACGTTCCCAATAAAGAACGAAAGGGGATGACAGTATGAACGAACTACAACTATTTCAGTTCGAAGATAACCAAATTCGGACTGTCAGCTCCAACGGCATTATCTGGTTTTCAGCACCGGATGTTACGAATACGCTGAAACTAACAAACACAACGGTAGCGTTGAAATCATTAGACGGCGATGAGGTGACTAAGTTTAACTTAGGAGGCTTATCAGGCGAGACAAATTTCATCAGCGAACCGGGGCTATACAAACTGATTGGTGCTAGTCGAAAACCAGCGGCCAAACGTTTTAACCGTTGGGTAACGCATGAAGTCCTCCCATCAATCCGCAAGCATGGTGCTTACATGACACCTGAAACGATTGAGAAGGCCATCTATAACCCAGACTTCATTATCAATCTGGCAACGCAGCTGAAAGAAGAGCGTACAGGGCGGTTGATCGCAGAACAGCGTATTAATGAATTACAACCAAAGGCAGACTACTACGACTTAATCCTTGCCAATAAAGGACTAGTAACAACTACCTCGATTGCTAAGAACTATGGCATGTCCGCATCAGCATTTAATCAGTTGCTTCACAGCCTTGGCATTCAGTTCAATCAATCAGGCAGTTGGTATTTGTACAGCAAGTATCAGAACCACGGATATACGCATACAGTTCCCGTTGCATTCAAACATCGAGATGGCCGTGATGATGTCAAGCCAAACACCAAGTGGACACAAAAGGGACATGTATTTCTGTATGAAGAGCTAAAGAAGAATGACGTTATTCCAGTTATCGAGCAAAAGGAGATGACGGTATGAACGAACGCAATACAAAAAAGCAAGCACCTTATGAACAAGAGATGCTTGCACAAATAGCATTGAGCTTGATCGCTAGCATGAGCGAATTGTCGCTCGATCAAGAAGAAGCAGCTCTGAAAACCGCTTTGTCACTCATTGGACGTTAGGAGGCAGTTTAAAAAGGGAGGAAAAGTCATTGGAGACATTTGCACTGATATTTTGCATAGCATGCCTAGTAATTAACGTTGTTTGTTTGATAGGCATCATTTATATGAACTCGAAGATGTGAAACGTTTGTTCGACCACTGATAAGGAGAAGGCAAAATAATGTATATCAACCAAGCAATTAAGAAAGCGGAGACGCAAAAACGAGGGATTACTCGTAAGGTGTGGTTCCCTCGTCCGATGATTCTTATACCGACCAATACAAATGCTGGGTTCCTCATGACATCAATAGGACAAGATCCAGGACAAAAATGGGTGCCATACAGCGATGATCTCACGGCTAATGACTGGATCCCATACGGCTAAAAGATGAGAAGACAAAGTCTTTTACTCAATTTTGAGTAAATCCCTAAGCGTCAGTCCCTATACAGCGGATTTATTGGTAAAGACTTTTCGCCGTTTTCGGCGAAAACCCCAAACTGTACAAAAGGTTTATCTGATTTTTCCGATAAACCTATAAGGAGGCTATCTAAATGGAAACTGGACAAGAGAAGCAAAACTTATCTCAAATGTGCCTGAGCTTTAAGACTTTAAAAACAGAAAAGTTGGCATCTTACTGTGAAAAGTTAATCAAGCAACACAAAAAGGGCACCTATGGCGATGCAATTTCCGACCTAGAAAAGCAGCGTAGAGACCATAGATACCGAAATGGATCAGATGATGACCAAATTTTCCAACAAGCAATTGATCGAATCATCAAAGTTGCGTTAAGCCAACGCATAGCTAACTGAAGGCAGCAGATATAACGGCGCTTGAATGGTAGTAATGACCATTTTCGTGATATGGCCTAAACCACTCATAGTTGTGAAGAACTTCAAAAACAGATTCCGCTAGCCCGACTTCTGGATGAGACCAGAGCTTCAGAACAACGCCCTCTGAAGCAATTTCAGGGTAAATCAGTTTTTCATACTCTTGGTCTTTGTTCCGTGAATGAGTTGCATTTTCAGAAAACGAAACACCGCTAAGTTTTTCACCTTCATGAAGTTCAAGGCGGGAGCCATCAGCAAAAAGCAAAGTTGCGTTTTTCATATCAATCACCTCCTTCCCACCAGATTATCTGCCAAGGGGAGGCCAAAAGAAAGAAGGAAACACATTGAACGAACCACAAACGAATTCAAATGTTGAAAAGACTATTGAAGAATTAAAAAAGGTGCTGCGTAAACAGCACCTCACATATAGCCAAGCGAGAAAAGCCCTTAACGAGGTTATATGGTTATTAGCCGACGAGGCAGATCGCAGAATCATTAGTCAAGCAGCTACTTCCCCGGATCATTCAGATAGCCGGCGGCGGCAAGGGCTTCTATAAGACGGCGAGTGTAAATCGTTGTGTAGTCGCGGCTCTCCTGCATCATCCATTGTGCGAAGTCACCTATACCCATTTTGCCATCATCATCGGTATAAGCGGCCACGCGTTCTTGCAGCTTCTCCGTCGTTAAATCTGTGGCGTATAGGTCATCGTTAATGGTCTCGATGATGGCAGTCAACTTATCAGAATCAAGTTTCATTTCATCACCTCCTTTCCGGTTTCATTATCCGTCAGGAGGCGATCACAGGAAAGGAGGAAATGCCATGCCACTGTTACAGGTTGTTGAAGATGATCAGATTTCAAGCAAAAAGTATTTAGCGGTCGATGAAGAAGAACTGGCAAAGATGATCAAGGAGAACCAAGAGTTAAAACGCAAGCTAGCAGCACGAGGCATGTGGACGCTCACCACCGCAACAAGCTATGTCGAAGGGCATAACAACACGTGGGTAGTTAACAATATCTTGAACGTTCCACGCTTCCACAAGTTCTTACAAGATACCGTGGTTTCATATCCACCGCCTGGCAAAAAGGGGTATCTGTTTCATCCGAAACCATGGCTCGACTTCTTAGACAAATGGTTCCCAGAGATTTCAAGGTCACTTAGAGAGAAGGACAAATAATGATTGGTTATTTACTAATTGCTGGTGGCTTCGGCGTGATCGTTGGTCACTGCTTAGGCCACAGCGGAAATTGGAGGCAGTGGATTGAATGAAGCAGAACGTACCATTGGTGATTTGCTGAAAGAGCATAACGAATTGACGTTAGACATTATGCGTGGCAACCACACACCAATTGCAAAGATGCTGCTTGCCGAGAACGAGAAGCTACGTGCACGACTAGCGAAACTAAGGGGATGACGTGATGACTAATGAGGAATACGAACGAATTATAGCCGAGGCGAACCGCCAGATCGCGGCATATCACAAGGTTGCCACTGACTATGGCCCGAACAACACAGACCCTCATCAAACGTATGCGATGGGTCAAGAAGATGGCGCACAAGCAATCCTATTTATTATCAAACAAGTCATGAAAAAAGCCGCTGGTATGCACACCAACGACTGATAGAAAGGAAAATATTATATGTCAGTATTATACGACTTAACAGACAAATTGACCAGTTTGCAACGACAGGCAGAAAGTGGCAACGCTGATCCACAAGCGATTGCTGACACGATGGAAATGGTTGAGGGTGACTTTGACGATAAGGCTGTTGGCTATGTCAAAGTCTATAAATCAGTCGAAGCAGACGTCAAAGAGATGGACGCCGAGATCAAACGTCTGCAAGAACGCAGGACAAGTGCAAAGAAAAACGCTGCGACGATTAAATCACGATTGGCGCAAGCGATGGTTGAAACTGGTCGTGAACACATTCATACACCACTGTTCAGCATTTACACACGCAGAACAGTGAGTGTGGAAGCACCAGAAGACCCGAATAAGTTGCCACCAGAGTTCATTAAGACCACGTTGATGGTCAACAAAGCTGACTTGAAGAAAGCGTTACAAGCTGGCCGCGAGGTACCAAACGCGCGACTGGTTGAGAACATCGGACTGGGGGTGCGGTAGATGCAGCCAATTAAACATGCATCTGCAATTGATCGAACAAAGAACTGGAGAGTTTTGATTTATGGAAAGCCTGGTGTCGGCAAGACGTCAGCTATCCGCAATCTTGATGGCAAAACACTCGTGCTAGATCTGGATGACAGTTCAAAAGTGCTATCCGGTGCACAGAACATTGATGTGCAACCATTTGACCGAAGCAAACCAAGCGAGGAATGGAAAGAATTTCTGAAAAATCTGTCTGAGCGTGTTTCTGGGTATGACAATCTGGTGATCGACAACGTCTCAGCGTTCGAAAAAGACTGGTTTGTCGAGATGGGCAGGCACAGTAAAAACGGCATTGGCAACGAGCTTCAGGATTACTCAAGATGGACAAATTACTTTGCCCGTATCATGACCATGATCTTCATGGACGCACCAGTTAACGTGCTAGTAACCGCTTGGGAGAACACACGAGACGTTACAAGCGAAACTGGACAATCGTTCAGTCAGTATGCGCCAGCAATTCGCGACAGCGTACGTGATGGGTTATTAGGCCTCACAGACGTTGTAGGACGCGTAGTAGTTAATCCTAAGACTGATGGCCGTGGCGTCATTCTTGAGGGAACCGATGCAATCTTTGCTAAAAACAGATTAGACAATCGAAAGTTAGTGCCAATTAAAGAGCTATTCAAATTTGGAAATCAGGAAAAGTCAATTAAACAGGAGGACTAAAACATGGCTATCACAATGGACTACTCACAAGCAGCAGAAGGAAATGGCGACATTCAAGATGGTGTATATGAATGCGTTATTAACCGATTTGGATTTGACAACTACAAAGATCGCGAGTTTATCAAGTTCGACCTAATCGTACGCAATGACGTTCCACAGAAATATCAGAACAAACATATCTTCGACAACCAATATCCGAAAAAAGACACCGGAGAGTATGCAATGGGATATCTGTTCATGATTGGCAAAAATGCTGGCATTCCAGACCATAAGGCGTGGGCTGATCTTGCGGCGATGCTTGCAGATTTTACGGGTCATGCTGTTAAAGTTACCGTCAAAAATGAAGAATACAACGGTAAAACCTATCTGCATATCAAGAAGTGGGAACCAACAGCTTTCCCACAGATTCAGCATCGTTGGAAAGACAGCAAAGAGGCATCTGCTTCAAATTCCAATCCATCTTTCGGCACACCGGCACAAGCAAGCCAAACCAATACAGCCGATCCATTTGCCAACAACGGTCAGCCAATCGATGTCAGCAATGACGACTTACCATTCTGATTTGAGGTGATTACATGGCAGACGGAGGCTGGATCAAAGTATATCGAAAAATACGCCAGTCCTTCGTATGGACTGACGCGAATCAGTTGAAGCTTTGGCTACTGATTTTGATGAAGGCATCTCACGAAGGTAATCGGTTTTTGTTCAATGGTCAGCAGGTGGACGTGTCCAGCGGACAATTCGTCACGGGACGCGACGCACTGGCGTTTGAGTTCAACGAAGGCGTTAAGCGTGACCATCGGATTGTCGCACGTACGTTGTGGAGATGGATAAAGCAATTTGAAAAAGAGCAAATGTTGTCCATCAAATCAACCCCGCAATACAGCGTCATTACAGTGATTGAGTGGTCAACATATCAAGACGGTGACCATCAAGTGTCCATCGACCGTCCATCAAGTGTCCATCACTTGTCCACAATCAAGAATGCTAAGAATGCTAAGAATGCAAAGAAAGAAGATAGTCAGCAATCACGCAAGCGTGAATATGCTGACGACTCTCCTGAAATGATTGAAGCTGCCTATCTCTGGGAAAAGATCAAAGGAAACAATCCAGAGCACCGGAAACCAAGCTTGCAGTCATGGGCTGATGACATTCGAAAGATGCACGAGTTAGATCATCGCCCGTTTGAGAAGATCCACAAGATGATTGACTGGTGTCAGCTTGACACGTTTTGGCAAACGAACATCCTAAGCGCGTCAAAGCTGAGATCGAAGTACGACACCATGGCAGCTCAAGCAAATCGCAAGTTTTCATCTGGTAGACGGCTAGAACACACGGAAACAAAGGAGAACTGGGGATATGGAGTCGACTAAAGGCCTGTTCACACATGCGGACGTGCAAAAAATCATCGAAAAGCGAGGGATGGACGTTAGCAAACTGCCAACTCAGGACGAGATTGAACGGCGCTTCTACGAACGCTCTATGGCCGCATTGAACCGTAAAAAGGCACGTGCCATTTATCGCTACTCAGTCTTCCCCGGAAACGTTCCGGCTAAGTTTATGTTCGACAAATGGCGGCCTGAAATGCAGACGGATTTGCAGAAATCAAGAGATCTGGGAAATAGGGCATACAAGTTGACCAAGCAAATGGTGGAAATGCCTAAGAACGTGGTTCTGTTTGGACCGCGTGGGACGGGTAAAACATCCTTGGCCTTAGCGATGCTGACGAGTCTACGAGATGAAGGCCAGTCAGGGCTGTTTATCTCAACAGCAGAGCTAAGTAACCTAATGGGCTTGCAATACGATGCACCAGACGTTCGCAAGCGCTTGGCAGGCATTGAGCGGGCAATGAAAGAGGCTGACGCGCTGTTGTTGGACGACTTCGGGACAGAAGGCGGTATGAAACTCGACATCAAGCCAGTGAGACGTGACATGCAAGAGCTGATGTATCGTGTTGCGAATGCCCGTCTTGATTTTGAGAGCAACAGTCCTCGTCTATCAACAATTATCACAACTAACAACGAGATGGATGAGTTAGAACGCATGTACAACAGTAAACTCATCAGTCGAATTATTCCAAAATCAAAAGATTGCACCTTGAATTTTGAAAAGCTAACCGACGTAAGGGGGAAAAGATCGTGACAGCAGAAGAAATGACAAATAGAGCTTTGCATCATTTGGACAAGCATTTGCGGGCTTACGGAATGTCCTTTAATCAAACAGTAGCGGACATCGAACGCGATTATGACAGTGGTTGCCTAAACGTTACTGAAGCACAGTGGCAAGACATCGTCGTTCTTGTTGAGAGCATTGTTCAGGCAAATACACGCATGATTCATGAAGCGTCAGATAGCATATATGCTGATGGCGAAGTTTCGGGCAGCTTGCTTAAGTTAATTAAACTAGCTAAGCACTTCGCAAGACTGGACTTCTCAGAAACGCCATTAATTAAGCAGGAGGCAAAAGCATGATTGAGCATAAGAGCGAAACTAACAATGCAGGCCAAGATTGGGCACGTGAACGACTTCGCAACTTTATTGACGATCATCACAGCTTGCCAATATACCGTTTTGCTTTGATTGCTGGCGTGAGTCGCATCACGATTGCCAACTTCCTTGACGGCAAAGAGGTAATGACGGTAACACTCATGAAAATAGCAAAGGCCATGAATATATCGATCGATAAGCTAAAACAGCCAATTAGCGAGCAAGAATACATCGAGTTGCGTCAGGAGGCAGAATTATGACACAAGTAACAGTGCGTTTATACGAGCAGGGCGACAAAGTGTGGCGCGACTTCAAAGCTGAATTGCAAAAGCGATACAAAAACGCAGTTAAGCTAGATATCGCAGATGGAGCAGTTAAAGGCACTTGGAAAGGAAGAGGACTCGAAATGAATAGCCTACGAATTCAAAACGGCAAAGTTTTTGTGAATGGCATTGAGGTTGGACAGGTTGAAAAGATCCACTTCAAAGCTGAGGCGAATGACCCTGTAGAGGTTGAAATGAAGTGGTTAGTTCCTGTCAGATGCCTAGATGTTTCTGTATATCAGCCTGAACCACGCCAGCAGCAGCCTGAGTAATCGCAGAAATTGAAAACGAACCAACTTTTTTCAAAACAGACTTCACTTTAAGCATACGATAGTGCACTGATAAAAACAACATATCGTACATTAGCCCGAAGGAGAATCAATATGTGGTACATCATCGAAAAAATTATGAACAAAAAAGGCTACAGTATCAGGAAACTTTCCAGAGTTGCTGGGTATAAAAATCCAACAACTATTTATTCAATCAAAACCGGTAAAAGCAAAGATCCGTCATTTTCAACGATGATCCGAATTGCGGATGCTCTAGGCGTTAGCCTTGACGAACTGAGGCCTGATAAGCAAGGAGAGAAGAAAGCATGAAACAAGTAACGGTACGTTTATACAAGCAAGGCGACAAAGTGTGGCGCGACTTCAAGGCTGAATTGCTTAAGCGCTACGAAAACTCAGTAAAGCTAGACATTTCTGAAAGCGAAGCATTCTCAAAAATCGAGAAGCAAGAGTTTAATAACCTGATCGTTGTATCAAAGAAAGCGATTGTCGAGAAACGTGCGGTGTCCGGTATTGATGACAGCGACACTTTGAAGACTTCAGTCAACACCGGCCTTAAAAAGATTTCAAAAAAGCGAAAAGAAGCCCGTGCCAAATACGCGCGCGGAATTGCAGAAGCGGCCTCACAATGTGACACGCTGATTGACGTTGCAAAACGGATTGGGAAGTCAACAACGTTCGTGAAGCGAGTGGCAGATGAATTTGAGATCAAGCTGCCACGCCGCAACAACGGCCATGAAGAGATTGCGAGTCGTTAGCCATGGTTGTTCGTAAGAGACGCAGAGGTAAGTACAATGCGCAGCCAGTCGTAATTGATGGCATTCGATTTGCAAGCAAAGCAGAGGGCGCCTACTACATGCTGATACGCAACAAGCCACAGAAGATCACGATGCAAGAGCCGTTTGAGATTCTGTCTGCCTTCAAAATCAATGGAAAACGATATGCGGCAAGAAAATACAAGCCTGATTTCTGCTTCTATGACGGTGACGAATTGGCAAAAGTTGTTGACGTTAAAGGCGGAAACGCGACTTTGACCACCGATGCCAGACTTCGAATGTTGCTGTTCATGATTCGCTATAAGATACCAATCACAATTGCTAGATATGACTACCGAACGGGACTATTCACGGAAGAACAACTTTAGGAGGCCGACCAATGGATCCCGAAGTAGACGATGTTTACATCAGCCAAGTGACCGGTGAGCCGGTTTACGTGGATATCAAAGGAACTTTGTACAAGCTTACGAAAGTAGAGGACGAAAAATGAAAGTAACAGCAGCATTTGCATTACCACATGACCACTACGATTGGAACCAGGGACTGTATCAGTTGGCGATGGTTACGCGCAACTACTTAGTTGACAATGATCATGAAAATTTTCGGAAGTACAATGTCATGCTTTGCAATTACGCACGGGAAATCTTTAAGATTCCTAACTTGATGATTGTTGAATGGGAGCCGTCAAATGACATTGCAGTCATCGTGTTAGATGGTACACCAGATGGTTGCTGTCACACGGCATATGATATTGGCTACCATCATCTTCCAGAAGCATACAAGGGCGAAGATGGTAAATACAGCATTCCCTTAATCCATTCGCAAGAGGAACTTGATGATACGCTGGCACACATTCACAGTATGAATATCTTACACAAGCTGGAGGACGAAAAATGAGCGAAGAAAAACTGTACGCGGTAAAGAACGATGAAGGAAAATATTTTGACTGTGAATATGCAGAATTTTTGTCATTGTCAGACGCGCATGGTCCCACTATTGTCAGCGAAGATAATGCTAAGGATATTGCGCGTGATTATGGCGGCCACGCTGTCACGCTCGTTGAGGAGCCTGAAAAGGTAGTGCTAAGCGAGAAGCAGGCCGAAATCGTTGAAGATGCGCATAATGCTAAACGCCCAGCAAGCTATATCATTTTGAAGTCTAATGACGAAGAGCTGCTGATGAATGCTTACGTCAACGGCTTCACCGTGGCAAAGGAGAAGAAGTACAACGTCAAGGTGCCACATACCAAAGAGGCTTGGTATTACAAGTCTGGCGATACAGATTTGTTGACTATTTGCCCAGCGGATAAAGTACTTCGTGGAAAGTTCACCGAATCAGAGATCGAGCATTACGGCTTGCAAGACTGCGAAAAAGTGGAGGTGAATGACGATGAACAGTAAAATAATCAGGCTAGAAAGCCTATCTTTGATGGATCACGATGAAAACCTTAATGACGGAAGCATATTTCAGACAACACGGATAATTGAGGTCGGGCACCCATACGATGAGCCACATTTCAAAACCGTTTTTGACGGTTCATACAGAAAATCAGTTGAGTGTCATTCATGCCGTGATGTTGTCAGCATCGAAGCCATTAGAAGCCTGTGTGACAGTGACGGGTACTGCTATCTTGTTAAGTTGAAGGGCGGCAATGAATTGCACTTGCCTATACACGCATTTATTGCTGAAACGAAAGAGGTGACTGACGATGCTGATTAAGCTAGAAAGTGGGAAGTTGCTCAATCTATCGGCGGTATCGTATATCTCAAATAATGAAATGGTGGCTTATTTCAAACAGCCAGTGATCACAAATGAAAATAGCTTTCAAACAGCAAAATGCTTTGGCGTTGGTGTAACAGAAGCCGATATTGAACGAATTGCAAACAATAATGCGAATAAAGAGGTGACTGACGATGAATAAACAAGAAGTGAACCTAAAAAGCGGTGGGAGAGCTTGTTACTTCGTGGCCAAGGTGTCTGATTTTGGAAATGCACACCGTGTATCGCCTATCTACTTCAACCGTGAGCGAGCAGTTCTTCAACTTAATTACTTAAAAAAGAAGAACCCTGACGATTCCTATGCAATGTTTCAAACTACCGGCTGGAGGCGTGTGCTATGAACCATGAGACGAAGCGGGACGTGTTTGAGGGCTTAGTCGAAGAACTAGCAAATGCATACATTGCCTTGGACGGTGAAGGAATTGGCGAAGAGCTTACTAACGAGGAAAAACAAGCCTATATGAAAGACTATGACGCCGCCCTGCCAGATGATCTGCCGGTGATTCCAGAATTAATTGGGAAATACCTGATAATGCGTAAGCATGATCGTGGAGATTTGGTTCAGGCGCTTGATGAGGGTACGTCATTTTTATTGGATGGCACTCAATGGGAAAGCGTGCAAGATTGGTTCTGGTTCAGTGACGTCAAAGATAGCGTTGACACTTTCGCCCGTGCATGGGTGCTAGGTGTCTGGCGCGTTGAGGAAACCGGAGAAATTGTGAAATTGGAGGAAGAAAAATGAATCAAGAACAGAAAGAATGCCTCCATTGTCATGCACCCTTTTTAATGTACCGGACTGGCAAGGGATTTCATACTGGCATGGTAGAGGGAACAACTCTTGAACAACATGTGGATGGAAGATATTTTGCCGTGGCAGTGGCGGAAGATAGTGAAGGATGGGGAAGTGAAAGGACAGTCACAAGAGTAAAGTTCTGTCCTTGGTGTGGAAGAAAGTTGACTAAGAAAATTGGAGGATCAGAAATGAAATACTACGAAACAGAAGAACCTTTCTATAGTTTGATCGTTGCTAACAACACTAAGGAAGCCCTTGATTTATACCGAAAAATGTATGGGGATAATGATGATCCCGAAAAGTTTAACTCATTAAACCGTGAAGAAGCACTGTATCGTATTGCTTCTGCAAAAACGGAAGACGGAGATAATCTCACCTACGAGGAGGTTAAAGAAGACTTGGACGCTAAGGCACCTACAATGCTTCTGGTAGACAGAGTCATCTTATAGGAGGCGGAGAAATGAAACGAGAGATTAAGTTCAGAGCGTGGGATGACCTACACAACAAAATGTATCCAGTCAGCGATATAGAATGGGACGCAGATGGACGTATGTGGGTAACTGCTGATGATGGGAAAAATGGCATTGAACTAATTGACGAAGAAGCCCATTTGATGCAGTACACCGGCCTCCACGACAATAACGGGCGGAAAATCTACGAAGGCGATATCGTGCGCACCGGTAAAGACAATATTGGCGATCCTGAATTGATGATTGGTCAAGTAATCATGCGTGAAGGATCTTGGCTAATCGAAAATGAGAAAATGCAAGAGGCAATTGAACTTTTTAGCGAGATTACAAGCCGTGAGGTCATCGGCAACATATTTGAGAATCCGGAGCTGCGGGAGGCACAACATGAGTAAAAGTAAGGACGTTGACGCTTATCTTCAAGGCGAGCTGTGTGCCAAGGCCGAGCTTGCAACTAAGCTACTACACGACATTGCCTGGTCTAAATGGACGACTGACGCGATGACTACACGTGTTGACCCAATCTACAAGCAAGCCAGGGAAATAAGCTATTGGCTATTAAGCAGTGACGACTGGTACACCGAAAATGAGGACGGAGGCGAATAATTTGGATAGCAAACAAGCATTGGCCAAAAACATTAGGGACAATATATATGAGCTTGGCAAGACACAGTCTGAATATGCAAAAGAGATCGGAATACCCATCACCACGCTTCAATATGCAATCTCTGGGAAGGGCAGTGTTTCACTCAACACTTTGGACAAAATCGCATATGGAGCTGGGATTGATCCATGGGAGCTAATTCGGCCTTCTGAAAGCAAATAAAAAAGCGCACCACGAAGGCACGCTTATCCCCCAAACTTTTACAAATTTAATTATACCATAAGGAGTGGACGCAGTGGTGCGAGCAACAAGATATTTTAGCCCAATTGATCATGACAAAACAATTGAAAACGCCAAAGAGGTCTTGGGGAACTACTGGCATCACAAGCGGCTCGCTCAACGCACCAAAATAGCGCTCAGAAGTCCCGTGATGGACGGCATGCCCAAGTCACCTAGCTATGGCAACAAAGCCGAGGAAAAGCTTGTGTCGCACGCTGACGAACTGTATTACTTGAATGCTTGCGAAAATGCAATCAATGTCATTGAAGATGAAGATTATCGTACCATCTTGTGGGAAACATACATTATCTCACCGAGCAAGCGTCTAACTAATGACGCCATTGTGGCGAAACTAAAAATGGAACGATCAGCTTTTTATATCGCTAGAAATCGGGCACTGTACGCATTTGCTGAGTTATGTCCATTAGTTACCTTGGTAAAAAAGCAGAGTGGACACTTTGCGGACTAATTGCGGACTATTTACCAGTATTTCCGTCATATGATGGTATTGTGCCAAAGGTGAGAAACCTGAGACACCGCATTTTTCCTCCGAGCCTCAGTGATGATAAAGCTGTGGCAAGGCGTGGCAATGAGGACTGACCGTGATAGTCAGGCGGGTTCGATTCCCACATGCCACATATCACCCGTGAAGGTCTGTGACGGTAGATAATCCGTCGCTACGTACTGACAAGCCTACCATGACGATGAGTTAGCAGGGTGCAGTTGGGTGTCCTAAGGCATAGCTTTAAATAGCTTTAAACGCAATGTTTTAGGAGGAATCCAAGGGGACGTATTTGGTAAATCATATGAATGCCATATGTATGTGGGCTCAAATCCCACCGGCCTCATTGTCCAGTTTAGCGACCGGACACAGCTTGCGATGACCCCATCTGACACTGGGCGAGCGAGCAAATCGCTGTGGCGGAATAGGTAGACGCTAACCGGTACCAAAGACGGTACATGCTTTAGTGGCTGTTCAAGGGAACATGTCGGGTGCAAATCCCGACCAGCGATATTACCGGTAAAACCCGACGTGTTTGCTAGCACGGACTAGCGGGTGAATATAAAGCGTGGTCACATGTCTTGCACTTCAAGGCAATGTGGGAACCACCGCAACCGAGGGCTCAGAAACCATCGCCTCGGATAGCATGGAGTGAGAGTAGCTAAGTGGAAAAGCGCCCCGTCATCAGGCGGGTAATGCGTGGGTTCGATTCCCATCTCTCACATAGGATCAAGTCTGGTAACCCTATCTCAGGTAGATGTCGAATCAATCAGTTCAGGAGTAGGCACCAGACTATAGCACTTCACTTCATGTGAGGTGCTATTTTTATACATATTTTCGGAGGCGAGTAGATGCAATGGACAGATGAACAAATCAGTGGCATTAGGAAGCTCGCCTCTGAAGGCTTTACCAGACGCGAGGCGGCAGACAAGCTAGGGATTAGCTACGACGCATTGAAGGGAAAAGCAAGACGGCTTGGGATCGAGTTCCAGAAGCCACTGAAAAATGAATACGATTCAGACGGCACAAATAGGAAGACACCGTCCGCTGCCAGAAAAGCCGCGGAACTTCTTGGACTAGACCGAAGCGCTGTATCTAAGTGTCTTCGTGGCAAGCGAAAATATCACGGAGGTTTTTCCTTCGAGTTGGCGGTGTAAGTCATGTCAGGTATGAAACGTGTTAGCTATGGCTACGTTAGCCGCACGGAGCAAAAAATCATTGAAGAGCTATCAAGGGAAACAATACACGGAGGGAAACATATGCTCTCAAATAATGCTAAAGGCCAAAGTAGGCAATTGTCTCACCGTCAGTCGCCTCCACCAGCACCAGTGCTACCAAAAATGGAAGGATCACTGCCAACTCGTGCCAATGCAACTAAGAAATACAAAGACAGTCTGATTGCTGATGTGAATGAGGCCATTAATCAAGGAATTAATACTACATCTCCAATCTCAATTGGCGTTGCCAAGTACAATCCAGCAGTTGTTAATGAAGTAATCAGTTTGCTAACGAAATCAGGATGGGATGTTACTAGTCTAAATATTGACGGTAACGGTTCCTATTCGGCAATCATATTATCTTAGGAGGAATCGCACATGCTTAAAGTAGTGAAACGACTGAAAGAACACTTCTTAGGTAAAAAAGGAACCGATAAGATAACCGTTACGATTGATGCGAACACCGATCCGCTTATGGCCAAACTTGACAAGATCAAGAACGCGGTCGAAAACATCAAGGCTGACGCAACACCGGAAGTTTCGCCAACCTTAACTGCGTATGGTCTATGTGATGCTAAGTTGCCTGAGATCGAAGGCGTCGAGATACAATCGTTCATTGCAGAGCTATACAAAGCACTGAACGACTATCAGCAAAAGCAGGGGCAGTCATCACTACACGCAAGCACTCCGCATGTTCGTATCGAATTCGATGACATTAATGATGTGCCACACGTTTGGATTGATGGCAAACGGATTGATAGATCAGATACAGCGCTCGTGAGCGTTTCACTTGACTGGCATACAAAAGATCCAGCGGCAACAGATCGTGTTATCCGTGCTTATAAAATCGAATATTTAAAGGGGAATCACCGCGAAGGAATCGCTCAGGGGTCTCCGATGGGACCTGATCTCTTTAAGAATGATATCCATGCCAAGTAAGAAACTTACCTTTATAAATGGAAGACCACAATTGGTTGATGCCAATGCTCGTGTTAGATCGGAGGCAGATAGGCAGTACAACCGTGTGCGAAGTGAGCAGCAGTCGGACTACCTTAAGTTCTATCACAGTAATGAATGGAAGCAGCTGCGTGAGCAGATATTGATTAGAGACAACAGTTTATGCCAACGCTGTGGTATGCAAGCCTCATTAGTTGATCATATTGTTCCGAGCGAAGATGACTGGGAAGACCGCACGAACGCGGATAATCTGCAGGCTTTATGCAGGGACTGCCACTATTGGAAGACGAGACGTGAGACAACCAAGCGTAAGAAGGGACAGCATCGAGCCATGAAGATTACAGTAATCGTTGGCTATCCAGCAAGTGGCAAGTCAACGTACGTCAAGCGACATCAAGGACAGCATGACCTCGTCTATGATTACGACCATCTCATGACGGCGTTAACAGGCCTGCCATTACATCAGGGCAATATAGACGCCAATGATTATGTGCAGCTAATCTATGAGCTGATACTGCGGAAGCTTAAAGCAGAGCAGGCCTTTGACCATGTATGGTTAGTCATGACATATCCAGATGAGAAGCTAGACACGTTGCTTGCTAGTCGAGAGGTCGAACATATACTCATCGACACTGACCGAGACACATGCATGCAGAGACTGTCTAAGCAAGGTCGAGATGTGAGTCAACTCATCAAAGCGATGAACAAACTTGATGAATTGAAATCACAAAACAAATTTAAAAAATTCAAAGAAATAAAAAATTAAAAAACAAATTTTCAATAATTTATCGGGCAACTTCACGGGCTAAAAGTGGCTAGACCCCCTTCCATTTTTATCGGGGGTTACATTTCTTAGAACGGAAGAACGGTCGGCCTCTTTTTTGCACCCCAAATTGTAACGATTTTTAGGGGATAGGAGGTCAATAAGACCCATTTTATATAGATATTAGGAGGTGAAGTGGGAAATGGCTGGAAAATACAAAGTGTTGCAAATGTCGAAGGGTGATTTGACCAAAGAACGGCAGGAAGCCAAACTACATGCGGAATTGATGGCCAAAGATGGCATTCCAAAACTTCAGGTAACACCGCCTAATCATCTTGACCCAGTCGCAAAACAAGAATACAAGCGAATTATCGAATCTTTGGGGACCTTACCACTTAGAAATCTCGATCGCGCCGAGTTGGAAAACTATTGTACATGGTATTCGGTTTACAAAAACACATCGGTCAACATGAAATTGGCTTTAAAGAATGGAGATCAAGATGAATATTATGCGTACATTAGCATCTTGAATAAAGCCACAGCAAATATTAAAAGTCTAGCCAGTGATCTTGGTCTTAATGTCAATAGCCGGATGCAGATGAGCATGCCTAAGACCGAAGCACAGAAGAACGATTCAATCATTGATACTTTTGGCTGACTGTGATGGAGGTGATGCTGGTTGTCAAAATTTAAGGATCCAATGCCTAATTTCATAAAACGCGTGCTGGACGGTCGTCTTATTACTTCTAAGGCAGTTAATCTCGCGGTGAAACGCCATCAAGAAGACTTGAAACGAACAGATTGGCGATGGCGTTATGATCCAAATCTAGCGGGAAAAGCTGTTAAATTTATGGAAATTCTGCCGGAACCAAAAAGTGGGAAACCACAACCATTAGCACCGTTTCAGAAATTCATTATTGGCAGTATATATGGCTGGGTTGATAAAGATGATTCAAATATAAGGCGATTTACCGATGTGTTCATTTCGATGGCACGAAAAAACGGTAAGTCGCTTTTGATTTCTGGCGTCATTCTGTATGAGTTTCTGTTCGGAAAGAATCCAGCCAACAAACGGCAATTATATACCGCTGCTAATGATCGCAAGCAGGCCGGCATTGTATTCGGAATGGTAAAAGACCGACTACGTGCACTCATGCGGAAAGATCCTGGTATCAAACGAATGGTTAAGATTACGCGAGATGAACTTGTCAATTTAGACGACGGATCAACAATTCGCTCATTCTCTCGTGATACAGGACTTGTCGATGGCTATGAACCCCATGTTGCGGTGGTTGACGAATATGCCAACGCTAAAACAACAGATATGATTGAAACCCTTGCCTCAGGGCAGGTGTTACTGCCTAGTTATCTGACGTTCATCATTTCAACGGCTGGATTCGACATGAACGTGCCGATGTTTCAACAAAATTATCCGTATGCCAAAAAGGTGTTGTCCGGTGAAGAAAAGGCAGAACGCTATTTTGCATTCATTGCTGAACAAGACAACGTACAAGAGGTTGATGACCCCAATTCTTGGATCAAATCGAATCCGCTACTTGACGTTGATACCTTACACAGCCAAATCAGTGATTATCTGACGACTAAGTTAGCTCAAGCTCGTGCTGATGGCAGTCTAAACGCTAAATTAGTCAAAAACTTCAATATTTGGCGACAAGCAACAGAAGACAGTTATCTAGATTTCGATGCTTGGAAAGCGGCAGAGCTGACCGACAAGCCCGATATTCGCGGGCAAAGAGCATGGATTGGCATTGATGTCGGTCGTACAAGCGATCTATTCGCTATTTCTTGGCTAATTCCCCAAGAGGGCTGGTGGTGGCTTGATGGTTATGCATTTGTTGCTTCAAAAGGTGGCATCGATAACAAAATAAAGACAGATCGGATTGACTACTTGGCTGCTGAACAACACGGCGAAGGCGAGATCAGCAGCTTAGAGTCAGGTATCATTGACAACGATCGGGTATATGAATGGCTCGAAGACTTCATTGAACGCAATGACATAGATGTTCAAGGAATCATGTACGACCCTTATCAATTTGGGCCAATGCTAACGGCAATTGAGAAGAATCATCCTGAGTGGCCGATGGTACAGGTGCGACAAGGAACGTTGACACTGTCAATGCCAACTAAGCAGTTCCGCGATGATGTTATAGGCGGTCGCATAAAGCATTCAGATAATCGCATTATGCAGGCCGCCGCAATGAACGCGGTTCTAATGTCTGACAACAACGGCGTCCGTATTAATAAGAATAAGTATGCTAACAAAATAGACATGATTGATGCCACGCTTGATGCTTATGCCATCGCTTTTAAGGAAGACTTGGACAACTATTTGGACGACGATCGTGTGTTTAGTGACGACTTTGGCTTTTAGGAGGTGAGAACGTGAATGGAAAACTAGCTAACTTTTTCAGAATTCTTGGCGCAAATATGGCTGGAATTGCTACTGTTTTAGGCTTCATTTTAGCTGGATATGGGGCCTTTTTGATCAATAGGCCTACTGGATTCATGGTTTGCGGCGGCTTGTTGTTTGTTCTCGCCTTTATTCTGCTGCTTCCTGATAACGAAGGGAGGTGAGATGAATGAAGCTATTTCGAGGATTGGCAACCGAAGTGGACCCTCACTGGGCAGATCATTTGCTTGATTCTGGAGTAATTCCATCATTTCGAGGTGGATATCTTGGCATTTCTGCCTTACGGAACTCTGACGTGCTTACGGCTGTATCGATTGTTTCGGGTGATGTTAGTCGTTTTCCGCTAGTAATCACGGACAGCTCAACCGATGAGGTTGTTGACTTAGCCAATATTGAATACTTGATGAATACGAAGGTAAATAAGCGGCTGTCGGCTTATCAGTGGAAATTTTCCATGATGGTCAATGCAATTTTGACTGGAAACGCTTATTCGCGTATTGTGCGCGATCCGATAACCAACGAACCAGCTATGTTTGAGTTCTATGCCCCATCACAGACACAGGTGGACACAAGCGACCCCGATAACATCATCTACCGTTTCACGCCTTACAACTCTAGTATGCAAAAAATATGTGGATTTGAGGACGTCATTCACTGGAAGTTTTTCTCATACGACACAATCATGGGGCGCTCACCGCTGTTGTCGCTTGGTGATGAAATTGGACTGCAGGAGTCAGGCGTTTCAACGTTACAGAAGTTCTTCAAGAGCGGCTTGAAGGGATCAATTATCAAAGCAAAGGAGAGTCGCCTGTCCGCCGAAGCACGTCAGAAGATTCGTGAAGATTTTGAAAGGGCACAGGCAGGTGCTGATGCTGGATCGCCAATTATAGTTGACGCAACGATGGATTATCAGCCGTTGGAAGTTGATACCAACGTTCTTAATCTGATTAACAGCAATAACTATTCAACAGCGCAGATTGCGAAGGCTTTGCGGGTACCAGCGTATCGATTAGCCCAAAATAGTCCTAACCAGTCTGTTAAACAGCTTGCTGATGACTATATTCGCAATGATCTTCCATTTTACTTTGAGCCGATTACAAGTGAGTTTGAACTAAAGCTGCTTGATGATGCGCAACGGCACCAATATTGCATAGGATTCGACACAAAATCAGTAAACGGATTGCCAATTGCTGACGTAAATACAGCAGTTAATGGCGGACTGTGGACTGGAAACGAGGGACGTGCGGAGCTTGGAAAGAAACCGTTAAAAGACCCGAACATGGATCGTATTCAGTCGACACTTAACACAGTATTTCTTGATCAAAAGGCAGCATATCAAGCTGAACATGCAGCAGAATTGAAGGGAGGTGATACTAATGCCAAAGGAAATCAGAATGGCAGCGGCACCAATGCAAATTCGTGATGGTGATGATGACCATCCTGCCGTTATTGAGGGCTATGCCCTTAAGTTCGACAGGCAATCCGAGATTATGGGCAGCGGTGAGCTGAGTTTCCGCGAACACATTGACCCACACGCACTGGACAATGCAGACATGAGTAACGTTGTTGCGCTATTTAATCATGACCAGAACCAAGTGTTAGGCCGCACGGGAGTCAATTTAGAGCTGACGGTTGATGAAACGGGGCTCAAATATACGTTGACACCTCCAGATACACAGCTTGGGCGTGATTTGTTAGAAAATGTTCGCCAGGGAATCATCAGCCAATCAAGTTTTGCATTCACGATTGCACCAGACAAAGATGCACAGAAGTGGCAAAAATCTAATGAACGTGGTGTGAAGTATGACCGCACTATCAACAATATTGATCATTTGTTCGATGTCTCTCCAGTAACCACGCCAGCATATCCGGATACTGAGGTAAAGGTCGGAGCACGATCGTTGGAACAGATAAAAGCGCTAGATCAGCCGCCAGAATGGAAACTTAAGCGGCGCAAGATGCTTTATCAATTGAATAAAGAGGACTTGCTCAAAGGCATTGAATAATCGGTGCCTATTTTTATACAAAAAATAAGGAGGGTCACTAGATGACTTTAGATGAAAAATTAGCTGCTGTTAAAAAGCAACTTGATGAAAAGCGTTCAGCGTTGCCAGCTATGAAGACAGAACTTCGTTCTTTACTTGAAGGTGAAGATTCCGAGGAAAACCTGAAGAAGGCAGAAGGCGTTCGTGCCAAGTATGATAAAGCTGGCAAAGAGATCAAAGATCTTGAAGAAAAACGTGACTTATACGAGGCTGCGTTGAAAGGCAATGAACAGCCGAGTGGGAAGAAGCCCGATCATCCGGAAGAGCATAGCTATCGCGATGCACTGAATGCTTATTTGCATACTCGTGGTCGTAATACTGATGGCGTCAATTTTGAAAAGACTGATGTTGGCACATTTGCAGTTTTACGAGATGCTCCTACTGATGCCAGTGATGCGGTCAATGCCGGTGTCAAGACTGCAGACGCGGCCTCGACCATTCCAGAAACTATTAGCAATACACCACAGCGTGAATTGCAGACTGTTGTTGATCTGAAACCTTTCACGAACGTATTCCAAGCCTCTACACAAAAAGGCACCTATCCAACGGTTGCAAATGCCACAACCAAGATGGTCACTGTCGCCGAGTTGGAAAAGAACCCAGCAATGGCAAAACCAGAATTCAAACCGGTCAACTGGTCTGTTGAAACGTATCGTCAGGCGTTACCAGTCTCGCAGGAGTCAATTGACGACTCTGCGATTGATTTGGTTGGCCTGATTGCCCAGAACGCACAACAGATTAAGGTAAATACGACTAACGGTGCTGTTGCAACTCTGCTGAAAGGCTTCACTGCCAAGACGATCTCTAGCGTTGATGATTTGAAGCATATCAATAACGTTGATTTAGATCCTGCATATTCTCGTGTAATTATTGCTTCACAGAGTTTCTACAATTTCTTGGACACAGTTAAAGATGGCAATGGTCGCTACTTGTTACAAGATAGCATCTTGACCCCGTCTGGCAAGAGCGTTCTTGGTATGCCGATTGCTGTTGTATCTGATGATACTTTGGGCGCAGCAGGCGAAGCACACGCCTTTTTGGGTGACATCAAGCGGGCAATTCTGTTTGCTAACCGCGCAGACTTCATGGTTCGCTGGGTTGATGATCAGATTTACGGCCAATTCTTGCAAGCAGGAATGCGCTTTGGTGTATCTGTTGCTGACGAAAAAGCAGGGTACTTCCTCACATATACCCCAAAAGCGTAACGCCTGACGGAGTGACTTTGAGCCAGAAAACGTTCACAGGTGGTGTCGGTGCCACAAAAGATATCACGGTGACAGTCACTCCTGATGGCGCTCCTCAAGCAGTAGAAGCTGTGTCGAGCGATGAAAGCGTCGCTACGGTTGTTAAGAAGTCCGATGGTGTTTACACTATTACCAATCTGGCAGCGGGCACAGCTACAATCACATTTAGCACTAATGGCATCAGCTCAACGCTTGCTGTTACTGTTAACGCCGGGTAGGTGATTACTCTTGGCAGATACTACGTTTGACAAAAGCCCACTGACTGATGAACAGTTTCAGGTTCTGAAAATGTACTTGAAAGTTGATCAGACAATCGAAGACCCAATGATTATGCAACTGGTGCATGACGTTTGTGGTGAAATCAGTTCGGCTATTAGTTTTGGATCAAATCCGGAACAATTTCTAAGCAATCCAGAAACTCGGGATCGTTTCTTCACAGCGCTCATGAAGCAAGTGAAGGAAGACTATGACTACCGAGGTATGGGTGCTGAAGTCATGCGCTTTCCGTTGCAAACATCAACCACAAATATCATCAATCAGCTTCGTTCAGAATTGCCGGAAGAGGATGGTGATTCTGATGCGAACTAATCGAATGACTGAGAGAATTGCGTTCGTCAGCTATGAGTCAAAAAAGGTTAACGGAGTTCCGGTTGATGGCGTGCTCGTTAAGCATATGACGGTTTGGGCGGAAGTTCCTAAGGTACCAATCAGAGAAGCAAATGATCCACAGACGAAGTTGGGCACCCGCAAAGACAGCCCGACTTTTTTAGTGCGGTTTTTAACCACAGAGGAAATCCAACCAACTTGGAGAATTCAATGGCGTGGTAATGAATATCAAATCACAGGGCTTGATCCTGATTACGAGAGGCGCGATCTGACAACGATTACGGCAAAGGCGGTGAGCTGATGGGCGTAAAAGTCACAGGTGATGCTGAACTGCTCGCTAATCTTAACAAACTCCAATTTGGGGTTGCAAAAGAGGCTCGAGCGGCTGTCCGAGATGGCGCACAAAAGTTTGCCGACAGGCTAAAAAGCAAAACGCCTGAGTGGACCGGTGAAACTGATATGAGCGGACATCTGAAAGATGACATCAAGCTTTCAAGTGTCCGTGAAACGAGCGGTTTAACAGAAGTAGACGTTGGATATGGTAAAGATACCGGCTGGCGTGCTCACTTTCCAAACTCGGGGACCTCAATGCAGGACCCGCAACATTTCATTGAGGAAACTCAAGAAGTCATGCGGCCAGTTGTTATCGCTGCTTTCCTAAGCCACTTGAAGGAAGGCGGGATGTAATGGCACCTGAAAAACGTGTTTATGACATCCTGTCAGCCAATTTGGATATTGCTGACAAGGTGTATATAGGCACTCCAGACTTCAATAACCAAACTAGCGTAACTCCCGAAAGTTTAGCTCCATGGGTGAGAATCACTTCTTTGCCCGGTGATGCTGCTGATTATGCTGACGATTCTAGGATACTAGAGTATCCGAAAGTGCAAGTAGATTTTTGGGTGGACAACACTGACTGGGATCAAGAAGAAAAAATAGAAACACAGATATATCAAGCACTACATGCGGCTGGCTGGGAAAGGTATTATCGCAACTCCTACGTTGATGGTGATACCCCAGCCCTTCGCATGACAACAGGATACTTTCAGTTTCAAGGACTGCCAATTGGCTAGTCCTTTTTATTTTCCTAAAGGAGGATTTTAAATATGGCAGATACTGCTGTAACAACTAATAAGAAGTTAGCAAAATTTGGGGCTTCGGCCTTTGAATACGGGGTTGTCGGTGATGACGACTTTGTACTAAGCACACGAAAGATGCAAGGCTTATCTAGTGTGAAATTGGATATTAAAACAGAGCAAAAGACGCTGTCCGCTGATGATGGCCCGTACTTGATTCTTTCTGGTGGTATCACAGAAGCAACCGAAACAATCGAAATGTACGATGTTGATTCCGTTATGAAGTCTGATTTATTTGGCATTAAGGTTGTTAATGGGGTTGAAGTATATCCAAAGAACCTTAGCCCTAATTACGCCGCAACTTTGTTCCGCACGAAGCTTTCAAATGGCAAGTACGTTTGGGTTGGTATGCTCAAGGGAATGTTCTCACTTCCGGGCGTTGATACCAAGACTGTTGACGGCACACCAGATCCAAGTGCTGACAGTATCGAAGGCTCATTTGTTCCTCGAGGTGGCCAAGACACTGGCAATGTTGTGTTGATTGGTCGTGAAGACAACGATGGATTCGATTTTGATAAGTTCCACGGATATGTTTTCCCTAAGACTGCTGAAGACGCGACTATTACTCCCGCTACACCGGCTCCGTAATTCGCAGATCACACATTAGCTAGAGCGTTTCTATCATTGTCGCCTTGTAAATGCACAATACGCGAACAGCGGGCGGCTTATACCTAAGGAGATTAAGCATGGCATATCAAATTAAACTAAATATCAAAGGTGAAACTTGCGTGTTCACACGAAATGGAGAGCCAACATTACGTGATACTACGAACGCCTTGAAAGTGCAGCAACAACAGCTGCGCATGCTAAACCGTAAAGATGGCCCTTCAAACGATGATTACGACGAGAACGAGAAAAACTTAGCCAAATTTGCGGTCGATTTCTGGAAAAACCAGTTTACTACCGATGATGTTATTGATGGCTCGTCTATTTCTTTGAAATCGTTGGATTCAATCAATGATGCTATTGGCGATTCTCTAAGCGATGGTGAAGAGGATAAGAAGGACACAGCAAAAAAATCACCGAAGCGGACGTCAAAGAAGCCATTAGCAACCTTGACGACTTCTACAAAGCAAGGCTCTCTGAAGGCTACCGATTAGCTGACGTTGATGCTATGACGCTCCGCGATATTGAAAAACTTAACCAGATTTACGAGGAACGGGAGACCACGATCGACAAGGCCTTTCCGTTCCTTTTCTAGTTCTATGAAAGGGGGTAAAACATGTTAGGGAATCTCGGACAAATTGCGGCCACCGTAAGCTTGAACATTGATCCGTTTCAAGTAAGCCAGCGAGTTTTGAATTCTTCAATTAAAGCAACTGCAGCTGAGTTGCGGGCTCAAGATGCTGCGTTTAAGGGCTCTGAAAAGTCTATCAACAACATGCGTTCAACCTATGACACATTGAGCCGCCAGTCAAAGAACTACCAAGCTCAGCTTAAGAAACAACGAGAACAGTATGATGAAAATTCGAAAGCGGTTGAAAGACTTAATAAAAGTGAGACTGCATCGCAGGAAGAAATTAATCGTGCAACAAAGCTGCAAGCTAATGCTGCATCACAGTATAATCGGACTGCTGCCGCTGCTGCACAAAATGAGAACCGAATGGCGGCCTTACGCAAAGAGATTGCGCTGCAAAGTGACGGATGGACTAAAGTATCAAACGGCGCATCAAAATTTGCTACAACCACAGGGAACATTGGGTCTAAGCTCACCGGATTCGGTTCTAAGATGACGGCAACTGTCACTGCGCCATTAGCTGTTGGTTTTGCAGCAGCAGCTAAGTCAGCCATTGACTTCAACAGTCAGATTGATGCTATTGGCCCGCTGCTGACAAATGGTGCAGCCGTTACTGGAAAGTTCAAAGCACAACTTAACGAAATGGCTGATGCTTCCAAAAAGTGGTCAGTTCAATATGGTATTTCAACTACTCAGATTAACCAAGGACTGGCTGATTTAGTTCGTGCTGGTTATGATGCTAATCAGTCAATGAAAATGATGCCTGCAATCTTGGACGCATCACGCGCTTCTGGTGATGATTTCAACACCACAATGGATGTCGTCACCTCAACGATGACACAGTTCAATATCAAGGCGGGTAATGTGTCAAAAGTAACCGATGCCATGACTTATGCAGCTAATGCCACCAAGTCTGGATTTGGTGACATGGGCGAAGCGATGCAGTACACTGGGCAATCAGCAAATGCTGCGGGTATCTCACTGAATGAAACTGTGGCGGCAATTGGCTTGCTGTCAAATGCAGGCCTGCAAGGATCAATGGCTGGTACAGCGTTCAATGCAATGCTACAAAAGCTGGCGGGAGCGTCCGAAAAAGCTGATTCGCCAATGTCTGCTCTTGGTGTAAATGTAACAGCATTCAAAAAAGGCACAATCGGTTTGCCAGAAGTTATTGATCAGGTCACACAAAAGACCAAAGGCATGTCCGATGCTCAAAAGGTTGCCGCAGTTAATGCCGCATTTGGTGAGCGCGGTGGCCGTGCAATGCTTGCGTTGATGAACCAAGGCAGCTCTGCACTGGTTGACTTGACTAATAAAACTGCTAGTGCTGCTGGCGCAACTAAAAAAGTGTCTGATGCCATGGGGAATACTGCTGCCGCAAACTTCAAAAAACTTAAGAGCTCGATTCAAGTTCTTGGTATCGAAATTGGCCAGAATTTGCTGCCAGCATTGACGCCAATGATTAAAACTGCAACACAGATGGTACAAGCGTTTGGAAAGTTAGACTCGGGCACACAGCAGTCAATCGTCAAGTTTGCACTGTTTGCAGCAGCAATTGGCCCTATCAGCTCTTCTCTTGGTGGCATGTTCAACATCCTTAAAGGCGGTGCCACTGTATTTGCTTCTGTTACTGGCGGCATTGGGCGAGCATCTGCAGCCGCAAAGCTCGGCGGAACTGCAATGGATGTGCTCAAGTCTGGCTTTAGTAAGACCGCCTTTGAAGCATTGAAGGTTGCACCAGCCGCAGCAGCGGCGGCAGAAGGCACTTCTGGAATGGGAGCAGCCATGGGCGGAGCCGCAGCGAGCGGAACAGGATTACTAGCGGCATTGGGGCCAATCGTCCCAGTTGTTTTAGGTGTGACAGCAGTCGTCGGTGCCGGTGTAGCCATCTGGGAATTATGGGGCAAAAAGGCTCTTGAGTCTGCTGACAGAACTTCACGATGGGGCACTGATATTGGCGCTGATGCCGACCGATCTGCTTCCAAAATGAAAGATGCCTCTGGGGCCATTTCTGGTGCTTTTGATGATACAAACCACACAGTCACCCAGAATGCTAAGACGATCTCTAAAGGGTTAGACGATTTAACAAAAGCTGCAAAAGAAGCCGCTGATCAGTCTGAGACAGCAGCGAAGAAATTGGCTAAGAGCCTCGGCGGTGAAGCCGCAGAAAACATTGAAAAGCAGGCCGCTAAGGAAAAAACCGCTAACGCTAAGCGAATCAAAGAGATGGAAAGCAACAACGAAAAGGCCCAAGCCATTACTGCATCGTTTAACAAGAGCGGAGCACAGATGACGGCTGACCAGTATCAACTGTTGGATAACTACCGTCGTAAAAATGCCGCACTGGCTGTCAAGACGCTACAGATTTCTGGATCGCAACAGAATAATGTACTCAAAGCTGTCCTTGGTGAGAGAACACGAATGTCTAAGAGTGCTGCCATAGAGCAGTATCAAGACATGTGGAATGCCTCTAACAAAGAAAACAGTGCCTATAAGGCAGCGCAGGAAAAGATCAACACCGAGTACAAGAATGATGCTGCTATGCGTAACACAGCACTTGAAGGCTTAGAAAAAGACCACCAGAGCAAAATGAAAGTCATCTACGCTGGCGCAATTCAAGCCATGAAAGCACAAGGAACATCGCGCTCGGAAATGCTAGCGGAACTTCAAACTGACTTCCACCTGACAAGTTCACAAGCCGAGTCTGCTATGAGCAGTTATGAGAAGTCTATGGCCAAAGGAGTTAAGAGTAATCGAGACTTTGCGGCCGCAACTGAAGGATTTGGTAAAGCGGCTCAAGAGGCCGGTGATCACTGGAATAGTCTTGTTTTTGATCCCAAGACTGGGAAGGTGAAGACAAATCTTCCTGAAGTGTTGAAAGATACGGCCAGCACTAAAAAAGGCTGGCAGCAACTTAAATTCGATTTAAAGAATGCCAAGATCACCTCTAATGCCAAGCAAATGATTGTTGAAGCACTTGCTTCTTCTAAACAATGGCAGAAATTGAGCGTTCCCGAAAAGAATGCAATTATCCGTACTCAGGGGCGTGAACAGCTTGCTGATATTATGGATAAGTTTGTTTCTTGGAATAGTCTGTCGCTTAAGGATCAGCAAGCAATTGTGAAGGGCGATTACACGCCTTTAGTAAATGCTTTGGTCAAGAGTGGAGACTGGAACAATCTCACCTTGAAACAGCAAGAAGCCATTGTTAAAGATAAAGCAACAGCGCCATTAGTATCTTCACTTCAGCAAACCGGCGAGTGGCAGAAGCTCGACTTAAAAGTTCAAGAAGCGATTGTCAATGCTAAAGGCAAGAAAGATCTGGAAGACATCCTTTTTGACATGGGAGTTTGGAACAAGCTTCCAAATACGCAGAAATATGCAACCCTAGTTTCTTTTGGCAAGCAAGACATAGCTGATATTATCGATCAGCTAAATCTGTGGAATACACTTACACCACAAGAAATCCAGGCTGTAGCAAAGGGCGATACCAGCTCTTTGGTGGCTGCTATTGATAAAGCAAATGACTGGAATCGATTAACTCTTGGCCAGCTAGAAGCAATCGTTAAAGATAAAGCTTCTGCAGGCTTAGTCCAGGCCATGATAAAAACCGGAGAGTGGAATGGCCTATCAGTAGAAGAAAAAACTGCTATTATGCAGACCAAAGGCAAATCCGACTTAGCCGATATGGTTGTTAAATACGGTCTTTGGAACAGCCTTCCAAACTCTACTAAAAGCCTGCTGATGAACGATTCCGACGCTCGTACCAAATTGGAAAAAGCTGGAGTTGCAATTGATCAATACAATTTGTTTAAGAACCCCAACGAAAAGGGACTAAAAGCAAATAATACTGATGTGCTTGTAAAAACAGAAGAAGCCAAAGGGGGCATTCAGAAATACAACGAAGTTCTACCTGGCTTAAAGCTTTTTAATGGGAATTCCAGTGGCGTTAAGACAGAGTCTTCTTCTGGGCAATCAAGCATTGTTAAGTATAACGAGGTATTGCCGGGTCTAAAGCTTTTCAATGGTAATTCATCGTCTGTTAATGGTGCGTCTCAGTCTGGTCAAAGCAGTATCATTTTATTTAATGGAACTAACCCAGTGCTGAAGCCATTTAAAGGCGATTCATCGAGTGTTAATAGCGAGTCATCAAAAGGGCAAAGCAGCATTCTGCTGTTCAATAGCAAAGATCCATTAATGAGATTATTTAACGGGGATGCAAGTGGAGTATCAGAAGCTTCTAGAATTGGCGTCAATGCAGTTGCTGCATTCGGTGGCAATGCTACCATCACAAAAACATTCAGGATTAGTGCAGATGTTGATCCCGCTGTACAACGACTTTTGAACAGTGGCAAGTTTGCACGAGGCACTCAAAACTTTACCGGTGGATTAGCAACTATTAATGACGCATCTGGCACTCGTTATCAAGAGGTCGTCACGCTACCAAATGGAGCAAAATTTGTGGCATATGGGCGAGACGTTACCTTACCACTTCCTCGACATACAAAAATTGAAACTGCCATGCAGTCCGCAAGAAACTACTCGATTCCACGTTTTGCTGGTGGCACCACAGACTTCGGAGGCGCTGCTAATAGAATAAACCAATTGAATCCGCAAACCTTTGTTACCAGCATTTCTAGTGGTAGCAATAGTCGTGTTGAGGATTTGCTAGCAAGACTGATCGAATTAACAACTTATCAGATTAGTAACCCGTCTGTTCCTGAAGGCAAGGTTGTTCTCGACAACGGGCGTGAAGTAGGACGGTGGCTGTATCCAACAATAAATAAATTGAAAAACAGAGACACCATTATTAGTAATAGAAGAAGGGGGATTTTCTAAGTGGCAAATTTAATATTTGGAGGTCATAAGATTGGCAGTTCCTCTCTTCAATTCAGTGCAGCCCGCGGCATTTTTTCTGAAGTTGAGAATACAACCCAGCCTGTCGGTGCCGGAGACGGGGAAATGCTTATTAGAAGTCGATTGAAATCGAGAATCATTCCAGTGACTTATGATTTTGTGACGCTATCTCGTCGTGAATTTGAACGACAGTTAGCGCCATTGCTTTATAGCTCGGGTGTTCAGAAGCTAATTATTGATGATCGTCCTGATGAATTTTGGTATGCAAAAGTTGACGGCAAGATTGATATGGACCGGGCTTATTTTCTTGGCACTGGTACTATTAATTTTCTTGTCCCCGATGGCATTGCCCACTCGGTAGCCACACAGACGGCTGACAACACGCCTTACAAGGGCATGCCAGTTAACCTGCTGATTGGTAGTGGAACATCTCAGACAGTGCCGGCTCAGACTTGGGGAGACAATCCATATTTAATACTAGACACAAGTAGTCTGAAAATAGGTGACGTTGTTTCTTTTCAAGTAGAAGTTGATGGTGCCAAAACTGCCAAGTTGTTCATGGCTCTTAATGCTAGGCAAGTAAGTCCTATTCTCTATAATGGAGCAGAAACTTATACCGTCACATGGACAGAAGAGCTATCCAAGTTATCTCTACCAGTTGCATTCTCAGTTAAACCAATGGAACTGATAGACGAATACACTTGGAGTAAGGCCAAAGCAGAAATTGGTACCACAGCGACGCCTTGGTCGCCTAACCCAGCTGATCCTGAATACTATTCCGACACCATCACGGTTCACAATGGCGGCACATATCCGGTTGAGCCAGTTATTACGGCTACTATCAACGGTGATGACGGCGTACTAACTGGTATTAATGATCAGGGCAGTGTGCTACAGTTTGGCTCTCCCGATGAGACTGATGGCTTTGTGAAGCAAAAGTCTGAACGCGTTTATCATCTCGATTTCAATCAGACACCGACAGGGGTCACGCTCAATAATGGGGTTACGGCTTTCCCTTACTATGAGCATGGCAATGCTGCCAACGTACAGTCGGGACCGTTTGGATATGCAAAGGGTATTGCTTACCCGTCTACTGAACGAACCGCTGCCAATTACTGGAATGGGCCTTCAATGAGCGGCACCATTCCGAAAAATTCGAATGGCTCTAACACGGCTAATTTTCAGTTTGTCAATCGTGTGAATGTTGGGACGACTGCCGCAGAAGTAGGCCGTTTCGAGTTCAATTTGACGTATCAAGGCAAGATTGTCGCTTCTCTTGCGCTGTTTGATGATAGTGCGTCTAATGACCAGTGGGTTTTCTCCGGCACAGTCTATGATGGCCGCCAAGCAAAAATGCTGTTTTTTGACTTACTGCCACGCAATTACTATCGTGACGGCAACTACAATGCCGTTATCACAAAAATGGGTGATCAGTTAACCTTCCGTTTGGATCGCATCGATTTAGGCGATGGCGGTATTGAGACACGGACAGTATCAGGCTTCTCTAGTGTGCCAATTGATGGCTGGACAGCTTGGTTCCCCGGATTCTCTGATCAACGTGGTTGGTCAATTAACTGGCAAGACAGCTACTTTGAGTGGATCAACGTTGATTACTGGGACGATATTCCTAACCGCTTCAAAGACGGGGACGTTGTGAAAATTGATGTTGCTAATCGACGTGTTCTTGTCAATGGTGCAGAAGATCGGACACTGCAAACAATCGGCAATGATTGGGGCGGCTTCAAGATTCAGCCCGGCAATAACACCATCAAA